GTTTTGCAATTTATTGGCATCGAAGTTGACTCAGCCCGGAGTGGTCAAAGAACATCCTTATAAGAAAGATGATATTTACTGGTGGAATCCCGCTAAAAAGTTCATGGACAACTATGTACAGAAAGAAATTGTTGTTATAGATGATGATGGAGCGTTGAAAGACGTGGCAGGATGTGAATCAGGAGATCACAAAAAGTTATTAATGTTTAGTAATGGAGCTTATTACCCGGAGTTTGCGAGATTGGAGGAAAAAGGTCGAGCTTTTACAAGCGAGGTCATAATATCATCCGCTAATTTAGCATATCCAGAGTATAATTCTTTAAGAGATAATGAAGCAATGTGGCGAAGACGAAACTTGTTATATTGGCAGTACTCAGAGGGACCTTGTCACTTGGCAGAGAACTGGAGATTTCGTAGAATGAGACCGGTACCCACAAGTGCATCAGATCCTGGCTATATAGATACAGATATATTGACATACCAACAAGTGTTGGCAGAGATTATCTTTTCGTTAGAGGCCTGGAGAGCTTCAGAATCTACAGACATTAAAAACGTTACGGTAGATTTGGATTATCTTAAGGAATTACGCGAAGGGACTAAGAAAATGCCTAGTTCGGCAAAAGTAGAACCTATGAAGGTATGTGATCGCAAATCGCAGCCTAAGAAGGAGAAATTTGTGTCGGCTAAAGCACAGTACCATGCCCCTCCAGATTCACCAATCAGAGAGGAAGAATGGACGCATGAGTACCCAGAACCAAATTTTGAGATTTGGGACCCCTGGGATCGAATGGCGCAAATGGAAGTTATGTTGCAAAACAAACTGAACAGTGTGCCAGAAGTTTATGAAGAGGAATGGCATCCCCCGCCGTTTGAACAACTCCATTTTAGAACTCACGTGAGTAATGGAATGTGGTGTGATGAGATCGTGGCCCATAACGGAACAACGATCCCTTTTCATGATCTAGTACATTTGTATGAAGATATGGGAACAGCTTATGAAGACACGGCTATTGATGGTTTCATGGAGAAAGTGGGATCAATACGGACAAGACAATATTACAG